CATCGGTTGAGTGGTCGCGCCGCCCCCGACGGGGGTGTCATTTCTACTTTGCACGCCGGGTGTCATTTCTATCTTGCGCCGACACGACTATCGAGCTAGATCAAAGACATAGCCTGATACGTAGGAGTTGCGCCGGTTGTAGAAGATCAAAATCGCAAAATCTAGTGGGTCGGACCGAGATAATCTTCCCAGCGATCGTCTCGATTGGTCGCCCGGATTGAGAGCAACAGCTCGCGAAAAGCCGTTACATCTTGAGCCTGTTCGAGCAACGCCGAGAAGCTGGCCAACGGCCAAGACCACTCTCCCGGCCAGCCTTTAGGCCAATCAAATGTGTCGCTGCTCGTTAGTGCCCACTCGGTAGTTTTTACTGCTTCTGACCAGGTGCCGGCCGCTCTGAAGCTGCAACTCCGCGCATTGTTGATCAGACCAATCAGTAACTGCCGCTTCTCGGCAGTGGTAATCGCACTGGACTTTGCTTGAGCTCGCGCGTTCTCTACTGAAACAACAAGCTTCAATGCCCGGAATTTTAAAGCCTCCGGTGTCGAAGCATTGTCGGCTACCGCCTTTAGAAACTTGTAACTCGTAGATGCGATTAGCTCCGGATCGACGCCGACCGCAGCACCCGGGCCTAATTCATAGCTTAGTAAAACTTCAGCAGCATCTAATCGCCGGAACAGTGGGACAGTTGAATCGGCCATAATGACGCGCATCTGCCGCAGAGAAGCGGAAATGCTTTCATCGGAACTCGCGGAGGTATCCTCGACACCTACTGCAATCTTGTGCTCGTCGTCACTCGACCAGTCGCGACGTCTTGCCCATTTTTCTCTGTTCTCGGCGCGACGCTTAAGCTTCTCTTGCTTAGCTTTCTCCCAACCCTCCATCGTCTTGCGACGGAATTCTTCCGGCATCGTCGGCATAGAATCATTCTAAGAGACGCGCGCGCGTACAACTACTCGGAAGATCGCGGCCGAGCAGATTGGTTCCAGACGTCAAGCCTGGCGCAGATCCGTCCACGATCTTCTGCCGCGGCTCTAGAGGCTCTCCTGACCACCGAGTCGGTTTAGCCGATCATCGGTCTGGGTTAGCGACAGGGCGCATCGGCAGGCTTCCTGGGAGTTTTCCGGAGCTCGTCAGGTTGAGACTCGACCGAGTCCGATCGACTGGGATGTCCACGATGTCCGCGGTCGAATCCATTGTGTGCTTCCATATATAAAAAAATTTTTTTTCCCCCTTTCAGAATTTTTTTTTTCTATATCGCGCGTAATAACAAGGTAAATCTGAGGACATATGAGGACATCGGCCATTTTCCCTAGGATCTCTGCGCCTTTCAAGCATGGTCGTCTATGCGGACGATCGCGGACGTGTCCGCGGACATAAATCGATTTACGGATTCGGCCTTCCGGCACGCTCAATCGACAATTGTCCATCTTGGACAGGGCTAACCGATTATTTTCAGATTTTTTTTTGCTTCGACGATTCGGGCCGACTCGGTCCAAAAAAAAATTAGTTCGCCAAGGGGACGGTCGTAATGACCACCCCTTTGCTCGACCGGGTCGCGATCGATGCTCTGCCGGTTAGGTATGGTTGACCGGCATAAGCCATGGCTTCGGAAGGCGCGGGAAGGGCTCAGGACAGAAATAGGTCGGATTACAGCGTAGGCATGGCTACAGGGAAGAGATGCTCTCCTGGGGCCTTGGAGGGGGCTTAAATCGATTACGCGGAAAGGACTCCGAAAACGGGAGGGGATTTGAGCGAGGGATAGGAGCGAAGGGAATGGCGAGGATTGGGACCGGGGATATGGACGGCGAGGCTGACAGGGTATGCGTGAAGGATATCGTTCAGAGCCTCTCCGGAGGCCCCTGAAGGGCTATTTCGCCGAGCGCCCTAGCTGGATAGGGGCTGCCGCTCTCGCGCATTAACGGGCTCGCGCCGACATTCTCCAGCCACCACGGACGCGCGCCGCGCAGCAATTCGAAACCGACGATGGCGGTGCACGGGATCGTGCCGAAATAGAGCCACCATGCCCGCATCGCCTGAACCGTTCGCGGTTCATCGTGCATCAGTATCGACGGATCGAGTTTTGCTCGTCGGAGCCATTTCCGATAACCGACCAAATGACGATCGCCCGATGCAATGCGCACCGCAAATCGCAGGCAATTGCTCTCGAGCTCGGTGATCCCCGGCGCCGGGTCCGAGGTCAGCCATACGCACGTCGCGTGCTCGAACCTCTCAGCGTGCGGCAAGAGCCCTTCCTCTGGTAACCGGCACGCCAACTCCCCCGGTATTCGGGACCGCGCGATCGTCGAGAAATGGTAGAGGATCATTTTTCAAATCGAGCCCGAGCGGACGGCGCCGGCTCACTCCCTCCCGGTCAGTTCACGTCGACACCATCGATGCTGATCCCCGAGGGCATCGGTTTGATGCGGATGCCCTCATAGGCGCGTTCGCGTTCTCCGGCGTCGGTCGACGAGCGCCGCATTTTCAACCACGGCAGGGCCGCCCTGAGATCGCGTCCGAGCGATTGTTTGGTTCCGGGGTTGCGTTTTTGCCGCTCGCACCAGCCACACCAGCTGACAAACAGATCGTCGACCGTCGCGCTAAAGCCGGCGCCGGTCTGGCAGCGCTCGCGCAGAAAGACCGTCATCGGCGAGGTCAGGTCCTCGAGGTCGCGCACCGCCTCCGCTGCACTCGCCGGCTGCACGAAATAGCCGCGCTCGCCAAGGCGGCGCCGGCCCGCGATCGCCCAATTGAGGATCCCGGGAAGCTCGGCGAGCAGCCGCTCGGCGAGCCCGTGATCCTCCTTGCCGTAGAAGCTTTGAATCAATGTCAGCACGATGAACCGGGAGGCGAGCGCACCCGAGACGTCGGCCAGGCGCGGCAATTCGTTTGACAATACCAGGAACCGCGCCTGCAGGTGGCCGGTCCAGGCGGAACGGTGCTTGCGGTCGACGGTGATCACGTCTTCGCCGGTGATGCTCAACAGGCGCTCGGCGATCGCCGCCTGATCGGCCCGTCTGCCGAGCCGGGCATCCGAGATGATCGCGAGCCGCTTGCCGATCAGCGGCTGCAGTCCGAAGGGTATGCCAAGCCCGGCCAAGGTCGGAGCCGCCGTGTTGTCGAGACCGACCAGACGCATCAATACTCGCGCGATGGTGCCTTTGCCGGAGCGCTTGGGCCCGACGATCAGAAAGGCTTTTTGCTGCCGCATATCGGCGGTCAGGCAAAGCCCGAAGATTTCCTGCAATGTGCCGATCGAGGCTTCGTCGTCGGGCCATAATTGCGCGAGAAAATCGAGCCACTGCCGCGGCTCCGCCGCATCGCCCCGATAGGCGAAGTCGAGCGCGTTGTAGGTGAAAAAAGCCGGCGTGTGCGGCAGCAATTCGAGTGTCGGCAAATGCAAGAGCCCGGAGGTGCAGGCGAGGATCTCGTCGGCCGGCGGGCCGTTGCGCGCGGCACCTTGTAGCCAGGTCGGTGCGGCGATGTGCTGATCGAGGTGAACGCTGGCACGCAATCCATCGAGGACATTCGTGACGATCTTGATATTCGGCTTGACCGGGCGCAATTCGCCGTTGCGGTCGCGCCACTCGCAGCGGTCGAGGAAACCGTAGAGCTGCGCCCGCAGTGCAGTGTCGGCCTCCTCGGGATAGGCGGCGCCGTTCCAGGCATAAAATGTGTCGCGGTGACGATGGAGCGTGGCACTGCCGTTGACTGTGAAATTGCGGTCGGCAAACCGCCTGGCGATTGCGTAAGGCGCCTTGAGATCGACGACCTCGCCGGCCGCAGCCGATGTCGCCGGCAACGGCAGCGCGGCCTCCATGGCGGCTGCGAAGGCGGCGCGGAAATCGTTCGGGCGGGCGAGATAGAGTGCCGACGGATCCTTGGTTGCGGGCGGCAACCTGATCAGCCGTGCGCGCGGCGCCAACGCCGAGCGCGACAACCATTTCATCATCTCGGTTCCGCCGGTGTCGGGCTCGACGACGACGTAGACCACCGGCACGCCTGCGAAGAGCGGCGCGTCGCGTTCCTCGTTCCAGGTATTGGCGCCGGCCAGGCCCAACGCGGGAAAGCCGTGCAGCCATAATGTCTGAGCATCGCTCTCGCCCTCGACGATGACGGCGTAGCCGGTCTCCTGCAGGCTTGCCGCCCACTGCGCGCCGTACAAGCAGGGCTTGTCGCCCTTGCGCCAGAAGTGGCGTTTCTTCCTGTCGCCGTTGAGATTGACGCGGAAGCGGATCGACGCCGTGGCGAAGTTCCCCGCCTCGCGAAAATAGATCGTGCGGATAGCGGGCGCCTGCGCCGGGCCGTAGCTCGCCTTCTGACCGACGCCGATCTTGTTGAGCCAGTCGATCGGCAGATGCTTGGCCTCGGCATATTCCTCCAGGGTCAGCCCGGCCGGTGCGGCGCCGCCGATCAGATCCTCACGGCCAAGGAGCTCGGCCGCCCGCACCTGTGCCGTCGGGAAGTCGATCCCCTCGATCTTCATGATCACGTCGAAGATCGACGCCGAGGCGTCGCAGCTGCAGCGCGCCTTGCCGGCCTCGGCGTCCCAGCGCCAACTCGGATGGTGATCGTCGTGCGTCGGATAGGGGCAACGGATATGCGTCTCGGGTGAGCGCCAATCGATGCCGAGCCGATCGAGGATCTCGGTCTCGCGCCCTTTGACAGCCGCCTTGACGGCGCGCCATTGCACATGACGGCTGCGGGCGGAACTTGTTTCGCCCTGGGATTGCGGTTGCGCCCCGTTGAGATCGAGCATTGGCGCCGTTCCCCCTAGTCCAGAATGACGAGGCCCTCCTCGGCGCGGGTGATCGCCGTGTAGAGCCAGCGATTGCGATCGGCTCTGGTTTTGCCCCACTTGTCGTCGACGACGATGATGTTCGCCCACTGCGAGCCTTGCGCCTTGTGACAAGTGATCGCCCAGCCAAAGGTCGCCTCGACCAGCCGTTTCTTGATGCGCCAGTCGCGGTCGTCGCGGTCTTTGTCGAGCTTTTGGTGGTCGAGAAAATGCCCGGCGTAGACCATCATGGTGCCGATGAAGTCGCCGTCTTCGCCGGTAACGGCGGCGCGGAACCGATCATCGTCGACGGGAGAGATGTCGTCGAATTGCAGGAACATGCCGTTGAGCAGTCCGGCCGCATGGTCGTTGCGCAAACAGATGATTTTCTCGTCCGGACCGGTCGGCAACGGACCGCCGTCAAAGCCGGCGGCCTTGCGCATCGCATTGTTGAGATTGAACCGGGTCGCATTGAGCCCGCAGATCACCTGACCGCCATTGAGCAACTGCGCGGCGGTGACGTCGCGAAACGGCATCTTCCAAACGAATTCGTCGTACTGGCCGTATGAGATAGGCTCGCCGAGCCGCGCCATCGTCGCCAGACGGATGACCGCACTCTCGGCCGCTTGCCGGTGGATCTCAGTCAGCATCGCGTCCGGCTGCTGCTGGGTAAAGGCCCCCTCGCCCTTTACCGGCGGTAATTGGCCGGGATCGCCGATGACCAGGGTCGGCTTCTCAAAGCTGAGCAGGTCGGCGGCCATCTCCGGCCCGACCATACTGACCTCGTCGAGGACCACGAGCTTGGCGTTGCGAACCTCGCTCTCCGCGTTGAGCGTGAACCGCGGCTGGCGCAGTTCCTTAAGCTTGATTCGCAGCGTCTGGATCTGGGTATTGGCCTGCAAGACCAGCGGGTCGTCGCCGGCGAGATTGTCGGCCTCGGCCTCGAGCTCCTCGATCTCTTTCTTTAGGTCGGCGATCTCGCGCTCGTTGGCCTCGTGCACCCGATAGATCAAGCTATGGATCGTGCGGCACGGCAGACCCTTCTTGCGCAGAACCAATGCCGCCTTGGCGGTGAATGTGCCGTAGAGGACGTCGCCATCGTCGAGCCCGAGCTCGGCGGTGACATAACGCACGCACTCCGATTTGCCGACGCCGGCATAGCCGAACAGGCGATAGACCTGCTGCTCTTTGGTGCGGTTGCGGAACCAATCGCTGATGTCGCGGACGGCTGCCGCCTGCTTGTCGGTGAGGACGATATCTGACATCACGGCACCTGCCGCTCGGCGTGGGATTGCCAGAACCGGTAGGCTCCGAGCTCCTCGGCCATGCTCTCAAATTCGAGCTGCAAGGCGAGCGGCAGGCCGCCGCAGTAGCGATCGACATTTTGCCACAGAGCCTCGAACTGCGTGGCCTGGGCGTCGGCTGCAGACATTCGCTGCCAGTATGCAGGCTTCACCCTCTTGGTGCGTTTCGGCTTTTTGGGCTGCTTTTCCGGCTTGTCCTGTCGCTGGTCAGTCATGTTCCTCTTCCCAGCATTGAGCATTGAATTGACAGAAAGCGCACATCCGGGTCGGCGCCAGAGCGATACGCGGCGGCAAAGAGCCCCGGACAATGCCAACGGCGCGGTCGACGAGGCGCTGCGCCTCGGCGAGGTCGAGCGGAATGAGCTCGTGGTAGATCGACTGGTCGTTCTTGTTGAGCGCACTGAACAGACAGGCCTCGATATCGAAATAGGCCATGTAGAGACAGCACTGGCCGTAATAGACCGGCTTGCTGACGCGCACCCCGTTTTTGACGGTGTCCTGCCAGGACCGGTCGTTCAGTCCCTTGGCCTCCCAGAGCACGGGATAAGCGAAACCGAGATCCGGACCGGCGATAATGACGCCGTCCGTGTGGCCCTCGATCGGGCCGTCCCTGAAGGCGTATTGCTCGCCGGTCGCGGGATCGATCGTGCGCAGATCAAAGCCGGCGCGTTCAAGCCAGGAGGCGAGCAGGCGCTCAAGCGCGTGGCCGGTTGCGAAGATGCGCAGCGATCGGCCTTCAAGGGGGGCGCCCGGCTCGCCACGCCAGGCGTAAGCGACGCGGCGGGCGCACGGGTCGGCCAGCATCGAGGCGCCGATATAGGTCCGCCTCGACTCGGCATTGCGGGCCTCGACGAGTGCGGAGTCGATGCAGGCATTGACCCGCTCGCTGAGCGTGGCGAAGCCACGCAGCTGCCCGGCTCCGCCAGGCGAGGGTGCCTTCAGGATCCCGCCGCAGCCGGGGATGCAGCCCGAGCCATGGTTGAGGTCGACGACGGTCACACCGGCATTTCGCCGCGCGCCGATTGCTGCTGCATCGACGCACGCAGACCATTCCACACGGCCTCGATCAGATGATCGATCTGTTCGGCGGTGCAGTCGTTGAAGGCATCGGCAATACCGATCCCGACCAGCGCGTCGTAGAGCGCTTGGCGGGCGGCTACGATCGCCTCCTTCTCCATATATGTCAGTGCCGCCAACTGCCCGACCTCCTCATTGAGAAAGCTCTCCATGGAGCTGCGAATGATTTTGGCGACGACCCGGGCGCACTCGGCCGAGCACACCGGGTAGACCAGCGAGGCCCATTGAAAGGGGTCGGTCGCCTGCCGGCCGCAGACCGCGCAGACCTGCAGCGGATTGGTCAGGCTGCGTCCGGCAAGGTTGGATGCCGCGGGTCGAGGGCCCTCTCCAGCTGGCGCAGGCGCTGCCTTCTGAGCTCGTGGTAGGCGGCGATCGCCGCCCAGCCCATGCCGAGCAGTTCCGTCCGCTTCAGCGAGCGGAGCGGCCGGCTGAGGTTGATTTCTGCGTCGGTCAGCCACCGGCCGATCGCCAGCGCGACGCCTTCCCACATTTTTTGTTGCCATGCGTCCTGCTCTTGCTGGAACGGCGAGAGGGGTTCCCGTCCCCTCACTTCTTGTCGCCTTTCAACCAGCTCGGGCCCGCTGCCGGCGGCGTTGCCGCTGCTGGTGCCGCCTGTTGCCAGGGAGGCTTCGCTTGCGCCGGCGGTGCAGCTGGGCGTGCGGCGCCATCGGCCTTGGCCGCCGATGGTGCCGGCGCCACCTCGTGGCCGGCCTTCAGTGCCGGGTAGTGCAATTCGCCCGGTACGACGACGTGGGCAATACGGTTGCGGTCGGGGTACTGGCCGCCGTCCGGCGTCTCGCTGCCGCGCTCGACTCCGAGCCGGGCGAAGAACTCGATGCCGTCGAGATCACGGAAGCCGCGCAGGACCCGCTTGGCCTTCGCGGCTTCGCTCATGTCTTTGGGATCGAGCCCGTAGGAGCTGTCGATCATTGCGCGTATCAGGTCTTTGCTGATGTTCCAGCCTTTGGAAACGCCGCTCTCGTTGAGCTTGCCGCCGCTGACGGTGAGGGGTTGGAAGAGCTTGCGTCCGGCGTGCGGGCCGGAGATCACGGTGAGTTCGCAATCCAGATAGCTCACGTCGCTGCTGAGCGACGCCTTGAACAATCCGAGGTCAGCCTCGCTGCAGCCCTCGATGTTCTCGCCGCCCGGGCGGATCGTCATGTGCAGGCCGCAAAAGGTGCCGTCCGGGACCACGCCGTCGGCGCGCTGCTCGTTGGCGTCGTTGAAGTCGATCGTCATGGGTTGAACCTCCGTTTCAGGCGCCGTTGATCTTCGCGATCAAGCGGCCGAGATGCGGCTCCTCGATCAATTCGAGGCGACCGCTGCGGTCCCCGGCGGGCAAGCGCCAGGGGTTTGGCGATGTGCAGCAGAAGGCGCGCTCGGCACCCCTGCCGAGGTTATGGGACCAGGCGCCGGTGGCGCGGTCGTAGTCGAAATCGGACATCGTGATGACCTGGTCGACGATGTACGGGAGCTCGGTCGCGGCCTTGGCGCCCTCGGTCTGCAATTCGAAGGTCTCGTGGCCGTCGTCGATGCGATGATCGAGACCGCCGACAAAGATCGCGTTCTTGCCCGCGGCGTGCTGCAGGTGCTTGAGCAACGCGATCACCTCGCGGCCGAGCAGTCCATAGGCGCCGCGCGTGTCGGGCCGCCCGGTGCGTCCGCTGAAGGCGTCGGGCTGGGTTTTCGCCCAGGCCATCGCGACGCGCGTCAGGTCGGAGATGCTGTCGACGAAGATTGTGCGGTAGCGCGCCGCATCGATATCGCCGGCGAGACCGACGACGTGCTCGTAGTGCGCCTGCGAGAAGGTCTCGTCGGGCGCCTTGGAGGGGTCGGGGCCGCCGAGCAGGCAGGCGATGTTGATCGTGTCGACCCACGAGCGCAGCCGGATGCTGTCGCCGCGCCAGCGGCCTTCAACGGCGGCGAGCCCGGCCTCGAAATCGAGCACGATCACCTCGGTCTCGGGGAGGGTCAGCAGCAATGATGTCTTGCCGACCTTGGGCCTGCCGGCGATCGCGATCGAGACCTTGCGCTCGGCCTCAGCGAGGCGCTCGACGGCGGTGACGAGCCTCAGCGCCACGTCACGACTCCACCTCCAAAGCGGCGATGTATTTCTCAAGGTCGACCTGATGTTCGGGCCACGGCGCCGCCGTCGGTGGGGGCATGATCGGCGCCAACGGGAGCTGGCGCGGGTCATCCGAGTGCGGCGCCGTGGCCTTCAGGTGCACCTTGAACAGGTCGCGCCGGGCGCGGCGGATCCCGCGCAGCACATTGCGGCGGTATCTAATCGGCTGCGGCCGGGCGTCCGGTGTACGCCACCGGCACCCCGTCAATCAGATTCGAACGGACCCCCCACACGGTGCATTTGCTGTCGTCCGGTTTCGGCGCGCCGCCGGCTTTCGGATTTTTGCGAGCGATCGCAGTCCGGATCGGCACCACCTCGCAGACCACCTCGGCACCCTGCTCGCGCCAATATTTCTTGATGACGTCGGCTAGCCTGGCGGCGCCGTCGCGCAACAGGCCGTCGATGCCGGTCGCGCTTCGGTTATTACGGCTACCGCAAAACGGAACCGAGATAAGCACCATCGAGAGAGCTCCTACGTGGCGCCTTGATTCCGAGAAACGGCGGACTAATTTACAGGTATCCCCCTGTACTTCCCCGGCCGTCGCTTCTCGAAAAGCGGCGCCGGGGTTTTACGAGGGGGCCGGGAAGGTCCCGCCGGGAAGGTCGTGCTCCCAGCAATAGATCGTCCGACCGTCCTTAAAGAGTTTAATTGGCCGCCGCTCGGGCGGAAGGTCACAGATCCAGTGCGTGATAAGCCGCCGATTCTTTTGATTATCTTCACCTAACACGCGCTTGGCGATCCCGCCGGCGGTGCGGTGCATGATGTTGGGGTTGGGCATGTCCGTCAGTTCCCGTATGCCGAGAGACAACCATGCACCCCCGCGTAACAGGCGACTAGGGACGCCCTGGGCGCGCCTTGTGCGCCCCCTCAGCTATTCACAACTCGCTTATAAAAAAGCTCACGCAGCGCCTTAGTGCTGTACCCGTGAGCCGTTTCAGTCTTCTTGCAGGCGAGACGGATATCCTCCCAAAAGTGCCGCATCAAGTAACCGTCCTCACCCGGCACCTTCCCGGTAGCGAGGATGGCCCGCATCGCGCGAACCCGACGATCGTCCTTGGGCGCCGCCCCCCGCCGCGACCGCACCTCGCCGAGAAATACCACGACGACACCGGTTCGCAGGGGGCCGCGCGGAAGCAAGAGTTGCGAGCGCGGACGAATGAAAGCCCACCCTGTCTCCAGCGCCTCGACAAAGTCACTAGCCGTAACGGGGCCGAACTCGCGGTCCTGCACCGTCTCCAGCCCGACCCTTCCCGTGATGACCGCACGGGCGAGCGCGAAATCGTCAGCGAAAGACTCGGCGAGCGGGAGACGCGCCCCCGGAGCCGGTCCCGTAGCCATCCGCCCCCCAGAACAAAAGGTGAGCGAATACTAGCCGAGATGCCTAGGAGATGCCAGGAGATGCCGCACCCCCATGCACGCCCATGTAATTACAATGACTTAGGCGTAAGTGCGGATACGATAAAAAACCGCCCCGGAGAGCCCAGGGCGGTCAAGCAACATATTGATATGATTAGGATAAATTGGACGTTCTCAAGTGTTCCCTAGACGACCTATACAGTTTGGGCG